GAGGATGAGATTGTTAGGCAAGGTGTGCAGGATGAGTTTCGCATTACTGATAGGGAGATAGAGCACCTAACCAGTGGGTCAACGTTTCTCTTTGAGGGTCTATATCGAAACCTAACTAAGATTAAGGGTAAAGCTGGTATTACTATCTGTTGGATAGAGGAGGCTGAGAACGTAAGTCAGATGAGCTGGGATGTATTGGACCCTACAATACGTGCAGAAGGCTCACAGATGATTGTAACGTTTAACCCTAAGCAACCAGAAGACCCAATCTACAAAGAGCTTGTGACGCCATACAAAGACAAAATGGTTAACAATGTTTATGAGGACGACGATACCTGCCTGATTAAGATTAACTACACAGAGAACCCCTGGTGGACACAGACGCTTGAACGCAAAAAGGAAAAGATGCGCAAGAATGACTTTGACCGCTACCTATGGGTTTACGAGGGTGAATTTTTATCTATTACCAATGAGCAGGTATTGGGTGGTAAGTGGACGGTTGAAGAGTTCGACATCGATACGTTCGGCGATAAGGTTGCTGGTCCTAGATTCCTACCTGATGGTCCTTACTATGGAGCTGACTGGGGATTTGCACAAGACCCTACCACGCTGGTTAGATGTTGGATATGGGATAACAAGTTATACATCGACCATGAGGCTGGTGGTGTGGGTGTTGAGATAGAAGATACGCCCGAACTGTTTAACCGGGTTCCAGACTCAAACATGTACATGATTAGGGCTGACTGTGCGAGACCAGAAACAATTAGTCATGTCGCTAAAAGAGGGTTTAGAATAGAAGGTGCGGCTAAGTGGTCAGGCAGTGTTGAGGATGGTGTAGCATACCTTCGCTCGTTTGATAAAATTGTGATTCACCCTAGATGTAAAAATGTGATTCACGAAGCAAAGAACTATAAACACAAGACAGACCGATTGACTGGTGATATCCTGCCCGATATTCTAGATAAGGATAACCACTACATGGATGCGTTAAGATACGCACTTCAACCGATGATTCAAAGCGGCCAAGGTTTAGATTGGCTGTAACTATGGAAGTCAAATATGAACACTGCATTAAAACTCGTAACAGAAGCCCAAGAAGAAACCCTATTTCTACTTTGGGATGAGTATCAAGAAACCTACACCAAGAACTGTGTAATCAATACCGCAGTCGAAGCAATCAAACACCGGCACCAAGCAAAGCGTAAGCACGTAACCAAAGATGAAGCTAAGGTTTGTGTTGAGTATGCATTATACGGAACCCTCATCGATGGCGAGCCTGGTGCATTCGGTGGCATCGGTCAGATGATTGATGTTGCCTACTCTGCCAAGCAGCGAGCTAAGACACCAGAAGAGCGCAATCACTTTGAAAAGAAGTGGAAGTTGCTGAGGGGCATTAACTTTGCCCTTGAGGATTGCATTCGTGACTAACATCACAAAACTTAACCCTCCTAGTGAGGGTTTTATTTTATCTAAAGAAAAGCATTGACGTTACGTTAATGCGGGGTTATCGTAACTAACAGGAGGTAAGGCAATGAAAGAGATTTGTTGTTTTCAGTGTAAGGAAATAAAAACAGTTACTCGCAGGCAGAAGTATTGCTGTAACGCATGTAGACAGAAGGCATATAGGGAGAGAAATAATGAAGAAGCATCTACCAGCAAGAACATTCAACCAAATTAAGAAAACATTCCAAGCAACCAAGCAGAACGGATTTGTTACGGCCGTTAATGCTCGAATTGTTCATGAGTGGCTTGGTGTTAAGTCAAACTACTCCACGTGGATAAAACGAAGAATAGAAAAATACGGATTTGATGAGCACATTGACTACTGTGTAACGAGTTCCAAAATTGGAATCCGTTCAAACGTTGAGCAAATAGAATACCACTGCACTCCTGATATGGTTAAGCAGCTTGCAATGATTGAAAGTTCAGAGATGGGCAGGCTTGCTAGGCTTTACTTTCTTGATTGCGAAGTTAAGGCAATGGAGAGCCAAAAGCAGCTTGAGCATAGGGAGTCGCTAAAGCTTGAGTTCAGACCTATGACGGATGCTATCAAGGACTCTCATGAAGAGCCTAAGCATTACCATTACAGCAATGAGTCGGACATGATTAATAGAATTGTACTTGGAGTGTCTGCGGCTAAGTTTAGGGTTCATCATGACATCAATAAGAATGAATCCGTCAGGGACTACATGACAGATCTTCAAATGAAAGCTGTTATAGATCTTCAGCGTGCAAACACGGTGTTCATTCAGATTGGAGATTCATTTCAAGACAGAAAGGAAAAACTAACTAAGATGTTCGACCTAAGATTTAAAGAGGCACTAATCCAAGAAGTTAAAATGCTGGAGGCGTGATGACCACAAGAATACTAGCTAACATCTCTCCAGAAGAGCAGCAAGCAGCAATAGACTTTGCAAAGAATAAGCCTCAATCAACGGATGACATGGTTCTGGGTGATGATGCAGTATTCGAGATAAGTCAGCACTGGAAGAAAACAGAGGAATGGGTTAAGCGATATTTAGCAGCAACATTCCTGATTATGCTATCCGTAATGGGTGGATTTAATACACAAGACTACGCAGACCATGAGCGTGTGCGAGTAACTAAAACTAGACGTAAAGAAGATATTTAAGAGAGATAGAGATGACAACATACAACAGTTACGAAGAAGCTAAGATTGCAATGCCAGAAGCCTGCATAGTTAAATACAAGCATGATGGTAAGTATCGATTTACAGGCATGCCAACAGGGGAAGGTACGACTCTTTGTAATGGCTCTGAGTTCGCAGAACCCGCTGACCACTGCATGACAGTTGAGCAATTTCTAAATGATGGGCATAAGTTTGTTAATGGTGATATTTACATTTATAGCGACGGCCTAGTTGAGACTGTAGATTCAGCTAACAAAAGCAATAAGTTAAACATGGGAGACTCATCTCGCTACATCCTACGCGCAGCAGCATTGAAAAAACCAAAGCGCGTCAAGGTTGAGTATGTGAAGGTTGAGGATTCCATCTTTGATTTGCGACCTGAATTTGAAGCTGGTGAGCTTTACTTTAGATGGCTTGGTAATGATGAAGAAGGTAGCGGCGGTGTTTGGTACGACAAGATAACAACGGAAAGTATGTTGCTATGTCGATATGAGGAAGGCAGATTGCTACGCCGCATAGAAACCCCTATTGAATGGTGGTAGGATTTGGTTGAGTTTATAAATCAATCAACTGGTGATTCTCGATCGGCTAGCGCGAATGGAGAAACCCTACATGTAAGAGCCTCGATGAGTCATGATAAATGGCGCGACCTTGCACGAATGCTACTTGAGCAAGATAAGAATTAATCCTACACTAAACATTCATGGATTAAGCTCACCCTATGACAAACTAACCCACTTTCGAGTGGGTTTTTTTGTGGTCTACTATTTGCAATACCTCTAATAGCTCGTTATATTGGTCGGGCTATGAAACCACGGAGGTCACAGCATATGCTTACTTTATTCAGAAACTCAGGCGAATCCTTTCGCGTGTACAATGAAATCACCGATGTAGAATGCATCGTCACTCTAATCTCTCACAACTACCCTAATTGCGTTTTGAAAATAAATACCGAAATGCAAATCAAAAAGATACCCGAGCAAGTTGAAATTGCTATCAACGAATGCAGCATTACCATCCTAAATATCGATCGTGGTGTTAAGTTTGGCTTGGTTGCGCCTCGCCACATCTTAATCAACAGGGTTTAATCATGAAGAAACTAATCGCTCTAGCTGCCTTGATGGTGGCTCTTCCTGCTTCGGCTGCGTGGGATACAAATAAGAATGGGGTTCCAGTTCTTGAGTCTTTCAATGATCGTGGATTCTTTGCCATGTATCAAAAGCATGATGGGTTGGACTTTGTTGTTCTTGGTAGAAAATACGGTGACTGCTCAGAAGGTAACGATGTCATTGTTGACGTTAACAGGGTTGGGGTTAGGTTTACATATATGTGCCAGTATGGATATTCATATCTAAAGCCCAAGTCTGAAGCTGGTAGGGAGCATGTCGTTAATTCATTTCTTGGGCAGTCAGTTGTTAACGTTGAAGGCTCCAAGTTCGACTCATTTGGGCTTGATGCCTTCATCAAGATGAATAACTCTAGAATTAAAAATGCACTCTAACTTTTGAGTCTCTTAGTGCTATAATGCCCTTATCTGCTATGGAAGCCGTTACTCTAATGAGGACTAAACCGTGGCAGATTTTATTTTACCCCTTCAAAATCCTAAGACCTCTATCCAAGGGGGTCTATGATGGCTACTCAATTAACTGTGGCCATTTCAGATCAATGGCAATCCCTAAACACACTATCTGGCGCAACGGTTGGTGCAAAGATTGACTCTCAAGTAATCTCAGGCCGTGACGTTCGTGTTGCTGTTGGTGACACCGCTCCATCTGCTGACCAGCATGGTTTTAAGTTTCCTGTAGGCAAGTTCTTTAGAGCTGAAGCTGGCTCACCTGAAGTGTGGGTTCGTGCTGCTGCGGATGGCGAAAACGCATCACTAGAGGTGGAGTTCTAATGGCAGGTATTATTCCTATTGATGGGTTTGGTGGTGGTTCTGGTGGTGCTGGATTAGTTTATCCTGATTCCGCTTCAAGGCCGTTCAACTCAAACTCAGCCCGTAATAACTGGGCGAACAACAACAAGGCAGACCTTATCAAAGATACTACCGTTGTTAACGTCAACGGTAATCAGTGGTATTTATGGACTGGTGAATCAAACCCTGACACTGTTAGCTCTAGCTTATGGATGGACGCTAACCAGATTATTCAAGGTGAGCAAGGTCAACAGGGTAATGCAGGTGTTTCAGTTACTGGTGCGCAGATTGATGGTAATGGCG